AACAGGTGTTGTGCTTGACGAGTGCGCGTTTCAGCAAGAATACACATGGCGTTCTGTTATTCGCCCTGCACTGTCGGACCGTGGCGGTTGGGCGCTATTCACTACCACGCCATCACCAGAAGGCACTGCCGGATGGTTCTATGAGCTAATTCTATTACTTAAAGATGCCGACCTTGCCGATCCTGGGCTTGATCGACTCGACCCGCAGCAGTGGACGCTTTATGAGTACACTTCTTTGCAAGGCGGCAACATTCCTATTGCTGAAATCGAAGAAGCGAAAAAAACACTTGCGCCCGAAGTGTTTGAACGTGAATATGAGGCAAAGATTTTGTCTAACACGGGATTGGTCGTGTCCTGCTTTTCGATGCTTAACGTCGATTCGACCATTGAAGACGATGAAGAATTGCCGCTTTATGTAGGCATGGACTTTAATAACGATCCGCTAACCGCTATCTGCGCTAACATTATCAAAGTAAACGGTAGAGCTGTAGAACTGCGCGTGTTTAATGAGCTTAACTTAAAAGGCGCTACAACGTGGGACATGGCTGAAGTGCTAATTGATTTATACGGCGAAAATCGTCGCATTGTTGCTTGCCCAGATCCAACCGGCAAACGCAAGCAGACTTCAGGTGTTGGTGTAAGTGATCACCAAATTCTGCGCAAAGCTGGCATTACTGTGTACGCTCCAGAAGTGCCGTATAATACTGCTGATGGCATTCGCGCAGCCAATGCAGCATTGCGCACTGCTGACGGAGAAGTGCATACCAAAATCCACCCACGCTGCCGTGAGTTAATAAAGTCATTTCGCACGCTTGGTTACGCTGAAGGCACTAGAATGCCAAACAAAAAACTTGGCGTCGATCACGCATTCGATGCGTTCAAGTATTTGTGCTTAGGTAAGTTCAACCTGGCAAAAGGAGAGTCTGGCGTAATCACAAACCACAGAATCTACTGATTATCTATATTTTGTCATTTTCCGTCAATTCTGCCGGCGGCAGTCGAGCAACTGGCCCCCGCCTCGGCCAGGAAAACCCCCAGCCTTCGACTTCTCGCTCAGGCGGTTGTATCGTGTGCCACAACTTCTTGCAGCATTCACAACGCCTCCGCCTTACGCGGCTGCCGCATACCATGTAGCGCGTTTCGACAACGATTACATCAAGCGAGCCGCAGTTAAGATCGGGGCATTTGGTTCTATTGTTACGACCACCCATTAGCGAACTGTCCCATTGAGGCGATCCTCTACTAGCTTGGCGTAACCGGCAATGTCGTGCCAGCTATCGGCATAATTTGGGTCGCCGCAAGCAATTCGCCCAATTTTATGGCAGATCATATCCAGCGCCTCCTGCTGATCTGGCTCCAGTGACTCAGGGGAGCCAAGATAGCGCCTGATGGTTGCCTTCAGCTCCTGCGTTATCGCAGCATGATGCACGAAGCTGCCATAGCGGCTGCCGCGTTCCTGCAGCGTCTCTTCAAGATTTGCCATGACTCTATCCCTTTGATGCAGTAACGGTTGCATCACCATTGTACCTGCCGGTGACGGCATAGCAAGCAAGCGGCGTTGCGTCCATGCGTGAAAACTTCATTTGACCGATCCTTAGTCCTGGCCATAGCTTGATCGGGTGAAGCTGGCGAACATTTTTCAGCTCTAGCGTCAGCTTTGAGCCGTGCCAGCCTGGATCGCAATGACCAGCAAGAAGATGCTGAAGCGCGCCCCTTGCGCGACTTGACTTAAGCAAAAACTGGCCTGTAATGCTTTTGGGTAAATTAAAAGTCTCCATCGTTTCTGCTAGCAAAAACTGTCCTGGCACCATCAGGTAGGGCTCCTCTTCTGTGTAACCTTCGATCGACATTGGCACAAGCTCTGGACTTTGCGCAGATTCAATTAAGATATTGTCTCCCAAGCGTAAGTCTAGCGAGGCCGGGTTAATCAATTCTGGGTCAAATGGAGTTACCATGCCGGCTTCGCAAAGGGCGCGAATCTGGAAATCGGCAAGAATCATTGCGGTTTGTGGTTGCCGGTTGCATCCTAGCACATTTGCCGGCAGGGATGAGCTATGATTGACCCATGGAACGCCCACGCGACTACACGATGGTTAAGCACGACGGCCAATCCGGCTGGAAGCTGCCATATCCGTACAAGCTGCTGCCTTCCGGCGGTCGCGTGGTTGTCGTGGATCCCGAAGGCATTACGCGACTTGTCAGCCGGAAAGCATTGACACTGCATTGAGCGTGCTATGCTTGATAAGCAACCAGCCAACGAGCCACCATGCCACTGCTTTCAAAAGGCGATTTTGCGCAAGACCCTGACGCGCCGCTGCCTGCATCACTCCAGCAACTTGTGGATGAATTGATCAGAGGCGCAAGCTCCAATCGGATTATTATCGCTAGCCGGCGAGGGGGGAGTTCTGCTGCAATGGCTGAAATTGCCAGGCAAATGGCGGCGAAAACAGACGAATCTGCGTTAAAAGGTAAAAGCGGTGGCGGAGTTGCCGTACCCTGCCCGTGGGGGAGAGAAGATGGCCGCGAAACGTTTTACCCTGCAGACTATCTTCCAATGAACGACTCTAGCAAGAAAGTGGCCGATTCTGTAGCACGCAAAATTCGCCGTCAGGATGAAATTGATGCCTTGCGCTATGCGCTGGAAGCCAAGGCAAAACAGAAAGAGTCTCAAGAGCCTTCGACCGATCTTAAGCCTCGGCATGTAGTTGACAGGCTGCGAATTGCGGACATTCTTCAGGCGATGACTATGCGCAATGCTACCGATAAAGCTATTCCAGAAGAATGGATGGACGAATTGAGCGATCTTGTTTGGCGTAAGCGTGATAGGCTGGAAGCTAAACCTGCAAACTGAACCCCTGCTCCTTGTTTATGCGCCGGCTTAAGTGCTGGCGCATTTTTGTGTGCAGGTATATTTTGGTGGAGTTGGGGTTAGTATATTATTTTGGGAGAATTGGGGAGCTGGATGGTACTATTATTTTGGGAGAATTGGAGGGTTGGATGGAAGGGGTATAGGCACCCCCTCCCCGCTATATCAAAACCGCAACCCTCCCCCGGTGCGCATAAAGAATAGGAGGAGGATTGCAGCGTGATAGGTTATGCTAACTTGCCAGGATTGCGCTAAGCTGATCGTGGACCGATTGCTTGCTGCCTTTTAGATTGTACTCTTTTTTCACGATAGAGTATGCGCTAGGGCCGTTACGTCTCATACCCTTACACTCTAAGGAAAGGGCAGAGAGTAGCACTTTGGCGCGATAGTCCGTAATCTGCGAGCCTGTGAGAATGCTTGCCATGGGAGGGTAGATAGTAGGAGGAGGATTGCAGCGTGATAGTGCTAGGCTATTGGGCAATAATTGACGCGAGGAGAACTAGCGCCGCGCAAGCCTGTGGTACGTTGTTCCAGCTGGAGAATGTTTGTGCCATGGGAAAACTGAGTGATGGGGATAATGGGAAACGGGTCAGGATTCCATACCTTTGATTAGCTTAGAATCCTCTAATCCGTAGTACGCAACCATGTCAGGACTGCGTAAGTGTGCACGTTGTGAGCAATACTCATTGTTTGCACCCTTGTAAGACTTAAACCACCGATGGTGCCAGCGCCCTCTAGTCTTAGTGGCGACGCAATAGGTAGCGTCCTTTTCTACTGTGGCGCCGTTAGGTAGGTTGAATAACATTAGATATATCCTCCCCTTTCTACAATGTCACCGATGCAAGCAACCCTATAGTTTCCAGTCTCGCGGGATCGAACAATTGTGGCGACATAACTATCGCCAACATTAAGATAATCGAATCCTGATGCAGTGGTAAAGGTATCTTTATCGCTTGCAACGTACTCTACGCCATGGCATCCTGCAATAAAGTCTAGGACGTGCATCCTAATGTCGTAACATGCAGGATGATAACAACATTCTGCGATTCTGCTCTTTCCCGCCGGATGTTCCGATAGTTGCGCCCTGTTCATTAGCAAGGCTTCCCTTAATGCTTTACCCTTGCCGGGAAAAGCATTTTCCAGAGTCTTGACGGATGGTAGTCTGCGCATGATGCGGGGATGCGGGTGAACAGGATAACCCTAGCATGGGATGGCACGCTAGGGCAATGGACGCTTAATGTTTAGTTGCAATCCCTGACGCTGCTAAGGTCACCATCTAGCACAACTAGGAAAGGGTGATCCCTTACATTCACGTAAGCCGTGCCAGCGTTACTAACCTGGCAAACGTAAACACGATACCAACGCGATCCTAGTCTGATCGCGTAATCGGTTGGGATTTTTCTGCCGTAGCACATAGAGTCACGGCCAGAGTTGGGGTGCCCCTTAAAGGGTCGTAGTTCAGCCTTAAATACTGGGAAGACTTCTGCCAGATACTCGCCGCGTGCCATGAGTGCTCCTTTGCTGGTTGCTCCCATACAATACCACAGAATGGCACGATGGGAGCATGAGCGCTTAACACTTGTTAATAGTTAGATTCTATCGCGACCACAGAAAACCAGCGGCCAGAATGTCATGCTTAAATTCTTCTAGTAGCCTTGGTAACCTTGCCACTAGCGCAGCCTTGAGATCATTGGGCTCCGCCATTAGGTCATCGTCTGTAGCGTCTGGCCACACTGCAGCACGCCTAGCACCGTCCAGGTCCCTCTGTTTACCCTTGGAGAGGATAGTCGGAACCCGCACAAACTTAGGCGAGCAATTCTGCAAAGCATAGAGAAAGTCTAGCGCCTCCTGTTCAGTATTGAACGGACACTCATGCCAGGCATTAGCATAGCCGCCGTAAGTAAACTTAGGTCCGTAAGTTTCACGATCCCTGTGATCGTACCGAATAACCTCAAGATCAAACCTGTTGTTACCGTTAAGACTTACGCAATTTTGCAAAAATTCCACAAAGCGGGAAGACTTTAGAGCATGTTTTACGGGATTGTCGCCAAACTGCACACAATCATTAAATGCCCACGGATCACCAGCCTTGAGTCCGTTGTGATCCCTGTCACTAGCCAGGTAGATTGCATTAGCCAGGTAATGACAAGGGCCATCGGTGGAAACCCCATGCCATTTTAGCAGGTGAGAAAGTTCAGGGAAGACAGCAGCGATCTCTTCATGCAGCATTCCGCAAGCGGCAGCGTCTCCGTGCCTTTTAGATTCCGTGGTTACAATCGTTGCTGTGGCATGGAAAGTGTTGTGACCATTCCTAGGGTTGTCCTGGAAAGATAACTTTACGGTCATCTTGCCGCCGGAACCAAAACCCTGAATAGTCCTAGGCTGGCTGATCCATTCTTGACGGTAAAACAGGCTAGGGTTGGTTCCCCAGGCTACTTTCTCTCCCATTGTACCGGGTACGCCATGGATTGAAGTCTCGCGCGCTTTGATCGCTGGTCTAGGTGTGGTGGCGGTTGCCATGGCTTGTAGGTGGCGTGGTTGACTTGCTTACAATAGCGCACAGATGGCACGCTCGGGGATCAATGCTTAACAGTTAGTAACAGTGGGTAGCTAGGCGATCGACAGGTGCCTGGCTTTCCTAGGTGTGACTGTTGCAAAGCTGGCCCATACTTCCTGTAGGTAGGTTTCCTTACAATCGTCATATTGTACTCTTTTCTGAAATACCCAGCCGATAGGAGTAGCGGCACCATGTGGGCCATTGATGTAAACCTTTCCGGTACATCTGCCGTACTCTTTTAATAAATGCTTGAATAATTTACCCTTGTCTACCTGAATGCCGCCATCGTCTAGGGTTTCGCAATGCAAGCAGTCTTCTAGTGGTGACTCTTCTGTTCCGCAGCGAAGTTGCCTTGTAGCGTCGATGTAGTCAGCTACCAGAATCGAACCCTCTGGAAAGGTTGCGAGGTTAGCCTTGCCCATGAATGCCTCTGTTTGAATGCTTCCGTACAATAGCCCATGAATGGCACGCTCGGAGGTGAATGCTTAGCATTTAGTCGCATAAATGGCCGTCTCACCTGAGACTCATTGCGCCGCAAGGGTTCTCATTAAGCCTTGGCTTGAGTCTCGACTGTCTCAGCCTTGAGATCGGCGCCAGTCTCGCCCGAGACAGGCTGGGATTCACCGGCAGGTAGGGCAGGCTGCTCGATTGAGACGGTCAACACGAGGTCTTCCTCAGCCAGGCCGGCGCTTTCCCGCAGTTCCCCGGCGATCTCGCCGGCCCTGTCCAGCATCTTGGCCGCAGCGCCGTACTGGCCGGACCGCAGAGCCCCCTGAATGGCCCTTGAGCGGGTCGCAGCCACCATGGCGCGCCTTAGTTCTGGCGGGGCCGTCTCAGCGGCGCACAGAGCTGCCTCGGCCTTCCGCTGAGCACGGGAGATCAGCGCGGGCCGGACTCTTGGATGCTTGGCACGTAGGCGCCAATTAACTTGAATGGGCAAATAGCCGCTTGAATAGTAAGCGAACGCTTGTTGAGCGAGTGTATCAATATCGGGCTCTTGCGGCTTATCGCTTTGATCCCATGATGCCTGCCAAGCATTATGCGTGCGCAACAAACGCTCGCTATCTGGCCGGCAGTGAACGGGAATAGCATTAACCTCAATCGCTGAATCATCCATGTTGCTGGCTCTATCTGCTCGCACAATACAGTAGCGCCTTAATTGCTCGCGCTTTTACTGGCCGGCAGGGAAGAGGATGGGATATAGGCTGAGCTAATAACCGCCTGGAGTTAAGAACATTGGCGCTAGTGGTGTAAAAGCCCTGTCCTGACCGGCAGGGAGGAGGGTAGTTATAGATATAAAACAAGCTCTATGCGCTTTTTTTTTTGGTATAGTGTTGATACCATTTTAAGATTTCCTTCCCCCCCTCTCTCCCATTTTTTTCTACTAGCCTCGTATTTGAAACACAACAGGCCACGAGACTCATTCCGCCGGAAGGCTTTAACATGAGTGAAATACATGTTTTAGGTATGTTTTTTTTGACGACATGGCTGTAAACTGTTGCAGCGCAAGGCTTTTCGGCAAGACGAAAAATGTCGTGTTTCTCACCATTCTCAAGTGAGACGACGAAACGGCCATAAGCCAGCCTGATCAGTCCCAACCTGAGACGGCAGCGAGATTGGTGGGATTGTCTTGTGGATCTCATGGCCGTCTTGGGTTGAGACTGGGCTGGCGTGCTATCTCAGTGGTCGTGGTTCCGGCCCGTGTACCTGGATCGCCCATTCTCTGCCCCAAATGTATTCCGCCCAATGCCAGAGACATTTACCATGGCCTGGCTTTAACCCAGCGGTTGAAGCTCTGCCGCAGACAGTACAAGGCTGCTTAGGTTTACTCATGTGATGATCCGGCTATCTGCCGGTCGAAAGGTGGATGATGTTGAAACGAACTTGGTTGTTAGTCTTTTGCTGGCGTGCTAGTCTTCGATGTATATAGCCCGCGATAAGTCATATCTAGGATTGCTGAAAATATCGGGCACGGACCAAAAGTGTAGCTCATGTAATCCATAGAATGGTACAGCAGGAAGAAGCACTTCAACCTGCCATGGGTAGTCAAGATTACACGGG